CCTGAGCGCACTGATTGAAGAGGCAAGCGAGCAGATTGATCGTTTGACGGGACAATTTTTTGAGCCACGCGGGCAGGTGCGCTGCTTCAATGGCTTAGGCTCTCACACTCTTTTTCTTCCCGTGCCTCTGCTTGAGCCGCTGAGTTTGAGCGTCAATGGCGCTGCAATCAGTGGCGCGCTTAGCGAGCTCTTTCACCCGCTTGGCCCGGTGATTGAGGGTGAGGACCCCTACACGCTCACATTCCTCGGAAGCGCAAGGTTTACAAAGGGACGAAAAAATATCGCCATCGAAGGGTGGTGGGGCTACCGCGCACCTGACGCCAGAGACCCACGCTTTGGCAAGGTCCCCTCACAGATCAAGCGCGCTTGCCAGCTCCTTGTGATCCGCAGCCTGGCACGCCTCGCTGACGAGGGTGGTGACGGGATTGAGACACAGGCGCGACTGATCGAGGAGCGTACGCGCGATCAGAGCTACAAGCTCGCCCCCGCCAAAGCTGGTCCTTTGACGGGTGATCGGGCGATTGATCGCAAGCTTCTTGCGTTTCGCCGCCCTTTGACAGTGGGAGCTGCGTGATGGCTCACCGAGGACGACTCATTCAGGCCTTTCTCGCCGAAATCTACCGTCTTGACCGCGAGGCCATGGGTAAAACCACGTTTGATGGACACACCCACAAATCAAGCGGTCTCGATCCAGATTTCAGGGAGCCGATCCTCGTCGACCCGGATGGCGACGGGCAGGGCGAGCCGCTGCGCCTCGAGATGGCGCCCGTCATGATCCCCTGCCAGATCGAGCCTAAGCGGCGAGATATTCTCAAGATGATGCCCACAGGCGAGACGCCAAGGTCCAAGATTGAGCTTGTGTTTCATATGCGAGATCTCGAGCGCAAGGGCCTTGTTGATCCAGTCACCGGCAACCCCTTGCTTCAAAAGCAAGACCGTCTCGCTGCGCTGCTCACCAGAAAAGGACACGCGGAGCTTACCTTCCATGATCCGCCTGGCTTGTACGCCACAGAGATCACGCCCGCGGGCTGGGGCCTCCATATGGGTCAGCCTCGCCTCAACCTACTGATGATCACGTTTGAAGCACCCCAGCTCGCCTCTCGGAGGCTTTCATGATGGCCCGCTCTCCCACGCCTGAAGAGGTACGCGCGCTCTGGCAGCACTTGAGCGAGCACTACCACTCGGCTTTCATTACTCACCCAAGCCCACGAGAGAGGCGCACGCTCAAGCGCGTGCTCACTCGCATTGGTGTCAGGCACCTCGAAGCCTTCCTGCAGTCCTTCACCGTCACCCTTGGGCGGCGGATTTATCTGCCTTTCGAAGTGGGCGTGCCACAAAAGCGGTGGACACTGTGGCGTCAAATCGTGGCCGCAGCGTGCGCGCATCAGTGCATTGCGCAGATGGATGCACAGTGCGCGGTCGAATATTTTCGCCGCTACACCGCAAGCCCCATTCAGCGAGCGCAGATCACAGCTCAGGCCTACACGTGTGAGCTTGAGCTGACCTACTGGCGCACAGGCAGGCTGCCGAACACCGATCAGATCGCCGGCAGGCTCAAGCATGTAGGCTGCGAGGGGCCTGAGATCACCATGGCCTCATTGTGTCTCGATGTCGCCGCCAAGCGCATTCTTATCGACCACCACCTCATCACAGAAGTCGGTCAACGCACGGTCGCCTGGCTCAACACCCATGCGCCCCACCTCGGGTTCGCAGAGCGTGGCTACCCATTCAAGGAGAAGCCGTGAGCAACAAACTTTTCAAACGCACAGGTGACTGGGCACGCACCAAGGCCATGCTTCGACGTGCTTCGCTGATGGCAGGCCCTGCGCTTCGTGCAGGCGTGAAGGACGAGGCACAAGCGCTACGCGATGAGATCCGCGAGGGGCTCGAGCGCCAGGCGCCTGGTGGCAAGCGACTCACTCCCTTGAGTGAAGCCACCAGGGCGCTGCGCGGCGGCAGCGGCAGCAAGGCGCTCATCCACACAGGCAGGCTGCGTGACGGCATCCGTGTTGAGAAGCGAGGAGATGAATTTTTTGTAGGCTTTTCATCGACGCCCACGAAAAGTGGCCTTCCTCTCTCGAAGCTCGCTGAGATTCATGAGCGTGGTGTCGGGCCAAGGCCCATGAGTGACAAGCTGCGGAGCTACCTGATGGCGAAACTGCGCGAATCAGGTGCTGCACGGCGCGAAAACCGAGCGCGTGGGGGCGCAGTGATGCGCATCCCAGCCCGTCCCTTCATGGCACCGGCCCTACGCGCCTATCGCCGCCGTGCAGGCTCACGCGTGCGTCGACGCCTCTTCACTCTCTTTGGGAGGTGATCTGTGGCGCCCCGTATTGAGATCCTCCAGCCCATCAAGGGCACCACCAAAGGGGGCGAGCTTGTGCGCATCATTGGCACAGGCTTTGGCCCCAAGGTGCGTGTGGTCTTTGGTGAGATCACTGCACAGGTCGTGGCCTTCCGGGGCAACGCAGGGATCAATGTGATCGACGTGCGCACACCGCCGCATCCTGCGGGCGAGGTCGACCTGAGCGTTCAAAGCGTGGACCTGGATGAACGCCCCATTGCAGGCGAGATCGCCAGGCGGCGGCGCGCGTTCACCTATTTGGCGGCACCCAACGTCCATGAAGCCTCGCTCACACGGGTGGTCCGCACACTGCTTCGCCTACTCAAACGCGACATTCTCACCAACACGTCGATCAGCGTCAGCGTCGATTTTGGCCAGCCCCTTGAAGCCGGCGGCGTCGAGGTCCTTGCGTTTGCAACCCTGCCGGCGCTCACCTTGAGCGGCCCGCGTGTCCTGCCAAGCAGAGACCATCAAACGAACGTACGCCATGAAGAGCTCGTGCTCACGCCTCAAGGCCCAGAGATCAGACTTCGAAGCCCAGCATACGTCGCGGACCTTGAATTCTCACTGACGGGTGCGTCGAAAAGCACCGCGCAGTTGCTCAACATGATGGCTGGCGTGGTCACATTCTTCAATCGCGCCACGCGGCTTGAAATTTTTCGTGACCCCGATGTCCCAGACGCTGGCTTGGTCCAGTACGAGATGGTGTTGTCGGGTGATCTCACCACAGCGCTTGATGGCCCTGGCGACCTTCGCGCCTTTGGCTGCCGCTTCGTTGTACGCGGCGTCGAGATCGATTCCGGTGCCACCAAAGACCTCGCCCAGCTGCTTGATGACCCCGCCGACCTTGGCCTTGACCCTCTGCCTGACGAGCCCCCACCATGAGCCAGTTGCTGTCGTCAAAAATTGTGATCGTTGAAGAGGAGCCCCAGGTCCGAGGCATTCCTACGCTACCCACCTCGGTCGCTGGCGCTGTGGGCCTCGCTGAGCGCGGACCCATCAACAAGGCGGTGCTCTGCAGCTCGTATGAAGACTACCTCAACGTCTTTGGCGGCCTTCTTCCCGGTGCATTTCTGCCCCTCGCGGCGAGAGGTTTTTTTGAAAATGGCGGCACGGCCCTTTGGGTCGTAAGGGTCGCCCACTACGACGACATTGACGAGCGCTCCACACTGACCTCGCGCATTGCTCAAGCCACACTAATCGCGCCAGACCCTGCTGACCCAGCGCAAAGCATCAACGCCATGCGCGTGCTTGGCAAAGACCCTGGTGCATATGCCAACAGCCTTGAACTCGAGGTGCGCCCCCCTACATCGGGCGCCCCTGAGACCTTTGACTTTGCGGTGATCGACGAGGGGAACTACCGAGAAATCTTCGCCAACCTCTCCCTTGATCCTGCACAGCCCCGCTACGCGCCACTCATTGTCAACGATGCCGTGCGAGGCTCACGCCTGATTGCGCTTGATGATCTTGTTGCGGGTGTTGCGACCCTGCCTCTGCAACGTGCTCCACTCTCAGGCGGCGACGATGGTCTCGCGGGCCTCGCCGACACCGATTTTATCGGAAGCAAGACCACCAAGACGGCGCTTTATGCGCTTGATGAGGCGCTTGACCTTTCCATTGTGATCGTCCCTGACCGCGCGACGCCGGCAGTCCATGCGGCCATGCTCAACTACTGCGAGTTTGACCGAAAGGGTTTTGCCTTCGCCATCCTCGACCCACCCGCACAAAGCACGCCCGCGGAGATCATTCGCTACGTGGAAGTGGACGCTGCGCTGCTTGAAACCAGCGAGTTTGGCGCAATCTACTGGCCCCGCCTCGAGGTCCTCCACCCCTCACCTGGCCCTGGTGAACGCAATACGCTCACCGTGCCACCCAGCGGCATCATCGCAGGTGTGTTTGCACGCCTCGATGGCTCACGTCCCGGTGGCGTCTACCAAACACCTGCCGGCACTGAAGAGGGGCGGCTCCTTGGTGTCATCGGTTTCGAGAACAACGATGTTCTTGAAGAAAACGTCAGGGATTTACTTTACCCCAAGCGTATCAACCCGCTGACCACCGCACCTGCACTGCCGCGCTTCATTGATGGGTCAAAAACGCTCAAGAGCGGCGGCAATTTCCCATACATCGCAGAGCGTCGCGGGGTGAGTTTTATCGAACGCTCACTTCGCCAGGGCCTGCAGCCCGCACGCCACAAACCCCACACCGAGGCGCTCCGAGCCCAGGTCAGGCGCACGATCACTGCGTTTTTGCTCACACAAATGCGTATCGGTGCGTTTCGATCGAACGAGCCTGACAAAGCCTTCTTCGTCGACGCCAGCGCACAGCTCAACCCACCCGAGGTTGTGCTCGCAGGCCAACTGATTGTTCGCGTCGGCCTTGCAACCAACAAGCCTGCTGAGTTCCTGATCCTGCGCATCTCTCAGGACACGCGCTCGCTCATCGAGAGCCTCGGCTGAGCA